TACCAACCACAAGAAAGGGAATCAGCATGTCCGAAGAAGTCATCGAAGCAGCAGAACAAGCCCCGGTTGCCGCCTACTTGGCATTCGAACTCATCAAAGAGCGTGCGCTGTTCGTGCACTGGAATCCGCGCACCGAGATGCATGGCGATGATCCAGTGCCAGCCTGCGACCTGAAGTTCGAACTGAGCGCACCAAACTCCATCCTGAAGAAGATTCGCCCCGGCTTGATCGAATCGTTCTACGAGCAAGACCGCCAGCGCGACGTGGAAGAAGACTTCATGCGCAAGCTGAAGCACCCGCAGATCGGCCCGCTGGCCTACGACTGGGAAATCCCGCGCGTGAAGCTGACCATCCACGACCCAGACGACGATCACAGCACGGTCATCATGGCCGGCGGCCGCGCCAACAAGTTCAAGCTGACCATGCTCGACGGCGGCACCGTCAAGATTCAGTTCCGCTGCCAGTTCAGCGACTACGACGAAGAAGTGGCGCCGAGCCTGATCCGCTGCAACAAGCAGAACGTGCACATCAGCCTGTCGTCGGCCGAAGAAGAAGTCGCGGGCGATAACTTCCAGCAAGTGATGGACTTGGACAAGCAACCCGACCGCATGAGCGATGCGCGCAAGGAAGCCGAGAAGATGTTCGGTGCTGGCAGCGAAGTGCCTGCCGAAGTGCTGGCCATTGAAGCTGCGCCGGAAGTGGCCGACAACGTGGCGCCGATCACTGGTGGCCGCAAGCGTACCAAGGCGGTCGCGAATAGCGATATCGAATAAGCGTCAGGCCGGGACACCGGCTTGTTGACTTTCCTCAGCAGTATTGCAAGAATGCAGGTGTTGACGGAGTGGAATCCGGCAACCAAACATAAATCAGTGAGCCATCACATGCCCTCTTGCGGAGAACTGAACTCCGTATTCCACCACCTGGCAACAGGTGAGAGGGCAGGTGATGGCTTTTTCTTTTGAGGTCTACAACATGAAGGTAACAGATATTCAGATCCAGAACGTGCTGACCATCGGCGAGGTCCGCATCCAGCCGCAGAAGCCGATCACGCTTTTTGCAGGTTCCAATGGTTCGGGGAAAAGCTCCATTAGGGATTGCGTGCTCATGGCGATCGCCCAGCAGGATATGCGTGGCATCACCAAGAAAAAGGATTACAGCGCGCTGGTGAAGGAAGGCCAGAAGGCTGGCGGCGTACTGGTAGTGTGTGACAACGATGTTGATCAGGCATTCGGCTTCAACGTTCCTAAAGGCGATTTCACCGGCCCTGAGATCAGCGAAGCCATGCGCGTCTCGCTTGACGGCCAGCGCTTCGCCCAGATGGACGAGAAGGAGCGCCGCAAATTCATCCTGAGCCTGTCGGACAAGAAGCTGACGCCCAATACGATCCTGCCGCTGCTGATCGAGCGCGGGGCCGACAAGGCCAAGTCCGAGGCCGTACTGCACATGCTGTTGACCGGCCTGCAGGGCGGCGTCGATTATGCCAAGGAAGAGGCGACCAAAGCGAAGGGTGCCTGGCGCCAGATCGCTAATCTGACCTGGGGACCGAAGCAGGCGGAATGCTGGGCGGCGGAAGTGCCGCAGATGCCATCGGGCGACCTGACCGTGCTCAAGCAGGAACTGGCCGATCATGATGCAGCGACCGCCACGCTGAACGAGTCGTTGGGCGCGATCAAAGCGCAGCAAGACACCGCAGCACGCAATACCGAGCGTCGCGCACAACTGGAAGCGTCGGCCAAGAAAGTGCCAGCTCTGGCACTTTTGCTGGAGGCTGGCATCAAGGAGCACGACGAATTCCAGCAGAAGGTGGAAGCCATGCGCGAGCGTGCGCGCGGCGGCAAGCAGGGTCTGGTGCATGACATGGCACGCTTCATCAAGGAATTCGTGCCAACCGGGAAAGAGACGGCGATCCGCCACGCCAATCTACTGGCGGCCTATGCCAAGGAGCATGGCGAGATCACCGAAGCGGGCGCACCGGATGCTGCGGCCGTCGCGAGCCTGCCGGACCATGAGCGCGGCCTGCAGGTGCTGGTGAACAAGGCCGCTAATCTGCAACGCGACCTTGACGCCGCCAAGATGGCTAAGGGCCAGTATGATGCGCTGGAGCCTGCAGAAGATGCCGTTGATGCCAGCCAGGAAATCAGTGAAGTGTCGGCCCTGATCGAAGCCGCGCGAGCAAAGCGTGTGCTTCTGGCCAACAAGGTACTGGACTTCGAAGCAGCCGAGCGCGGCATCGCAGCAGCGAAACAGAAGACGGAGCAAGCCGCTAAGCATCACCAGGATGTGCTGGCGTGGACGAAGATTGCCGATCTGCTGTCGCCCGATGGCATCCCGGCACAACTGCTGGCAGAGGCGCTGGTGCCGATCAATGCCAATCTGGAACAGGCTGCGCTGGATACCGGCTGGCCGCGCGTCACCATCGAGTCCGACATGGCTATCCGCGTCGGCAAGCGCTCCTACCTGATGGAATCCGAGTCGTTCAAGTGGCGCGCCGATGCTATGGTGGCGCAGGCCGTGGCCGATGTGTCCGGCATCAAGTGCCTGGTGCTGGATCGCGTGGACGTGCTTGATGTGCCAGCACGCGCTGAACTTCTCGGCTGGCTTGACATGCTGGTCGAGAACGGCGAGCTGAGTACAGCTCTCCTCTTTGCCACGTTGAAGCAGCAGCCAACTTCGCTGCCAGATTCGGTGGAATCACACTGGATCGAGAATGGCAGCATCGTTCGCCAAGAACAGCAGGAGGCGGCATGATGCTGAGCGATGAACAAATGAACGTCATCTCCGGTTCCCGCAATGGCGCATGGGTGGACATACCGTTGCCGACCGGCAGACAGCAGCTTCCTGACTGGGTGCGTGGTGCACACGTCGATTGGCACGATGGCGTTGCCAATGCACCCACCATCAAACTGAACGTGCGCGGTAAGGTGAACGACTGGGATGGAAAGGTATGGATGCGCGAAAAGGGTGGCATGTATATGGCGCGGCATCCAGATGGCCGCTTGCAGCAACATCATCACAGTGGCGCGGTCAGCATGACCGCAATGCGCCGTTTCCGCACCACTGACGGTAAGCTGCATGACTATGTGCCGCAGAAGCCTGGCATTTCGAACGTCTTTACTTCTACTGAAGATTATGAATCTTCCTTTGAGCCGGGGGAATGGGTCGAAGTCGAAGTGTTGGCCACGACCAAGCAGGACGGCTACGGTGGGGCAAACATCTGGCTGGATATGGATGACGGCACGCAATTGGTGCTGCGCGGTCCATGGCATGTTGGAGCGCCGCCAGGCTACGTCGAGGTCACCTGCTGCGATTCATCGCAACGGTATGAGTGGGAGCGAAAGAAGGAGCATAAGCCATGGTATCGCCGCTTTATCGGCGGCTCCATGTACCTTCGGCACGACGTATTCCTAGCGATTGTGGCGACCTATCTGCCGCATGTGCGCATTGCCGGCGTCGAGAAGAGCTATGGCTACCGCCTTGAAGCATACCGCGCCGAGTGGGGTATGTTGAAGGCCGAAGTCTACGACCTGGAAATCAACCGCTATCGTAACAAGGAGCCGGCCGGCCCATTCTGGCGCACCTATTGGGATGGCACCAATGCTTACTGCGGCAATCTGCGCGTGCCGGAATACGGCTATCGTGATGAAGTGCACGAAGGCGACAAGCCAAAGCAAGCTGAAATTGACCGCGCCGAAGAACGACGAAAGCGGCGCGGTTACTGAGGAAAAGAGAGCCACCTACGGGTGGCTTTTATCATTAAAAACTCATTGCATTAATCCAGTGAAGAATGCATAATTATTCCAGTGACTAACCAACCGGAGGAAATCATGGCAAGACCACAAAGCGGCAGCATGGCGCAGGTCCAGAAAGCAGTGACGCGAAAGACTCGGCCGCTGTCAGTGCAGGAAGCATGCAAGAAGTTCGACGTGAAAGAGAACTCCGCCTATAAGAGCGCTTGGTACAAAGCTTGGCGTGACGCCCAGAAGGAGCAGCAAAATGCCTGAGCGCGAATACAACTGTGAGGCATGTCGTGATACGGGCCACAAGGTTCTCGACAACGGCAGCCTGTCGGACTTCCTCGATTGCGTCAATTGCAACATCGCCACCGAGCGCGCGCAACTGAACAAGTTTGTCGCCGCGATCAATGGCCAGCCGCTGGAAGACATCGCGTGGCAACTAGTGCGCACCACGCAGCGCACGGAGCGCTCGATTGCTGCGGCTCAAAAGGCCGGCTTGAAAGAGCAGCTGCGCGTGGCTCAAGCCGCCCTCTCCCAAGATAGCGCCACCCCGCAAGATAACGTGCCAGGCGTATCTGAATTGCCACCGCTGCCAACTCCGTGCAATGCCACGTTCTATCCGAATGGTGTGACTTATTTGGCAAAGAAGCTGCCGGTTGGCTCGTACTTCACTGGCCCGCAAATGATCGAATACGCCAAGGAATACGGCGAAGCATGCGTTAGCGCCGCTCTCCGCGCATACGGACAGCGAGCAGTAGTGTCCGTGCCGGAAGAATTGCACAAGATCGGCGAACTGCTACGCGCGCAGGACAATCGAATCACCGATCAGCCGCTGTTTATTGTGCAGCAGAAGCGCATCAATATCGGCTTCGACACCGATTACAGCCAGGGCGACGAGGATATCGTTTGGTGGATCGAAGACTGCACTTACTTCAAGGGTGACGCGAAGTTCGAGGAAATGGAGCGTGCTTACGAGGAAACTGGCGATATTCCGGATGACTGGCACCGCCACGGCTTCACCACTGATTGGGAATTCGTGACCGCCTGCTTCACCGAGCAAGGTTGCAAGGACTATCTGGCGAAAGACGGGCGCAATCTGAAGGAACCCCGCATCTACGCCGATGGCTCCTATCGCAATAACGAATATCGCGCGGTGCGAAATTGGCTTATGTCGCTTCCGGCTACCGCCGCCCCACCCCAGCCCAATGACGGACAGCGAGCAGCAGTGGTTGTGCCAAAGGGTTATAGGCTTGTACCGCTTGAGCCAACCCACGAAATGCTGAATGCGGCTCAAAAGAAGTGGCATTACTCCCAATCTTGGGAGACAGCATCTGACTGTTACCGAGCGCTTGTAGCTGCCGCCCCATCCCAGCCCCAGCAAGAAGCAGTACCGGCAGAGCCGAGCGAGCAGGACAAGCTGCTGAAATTACTGGTCAGCCAGCACGCGAGTTCTATCCGTCGCATGTTCTGCGATGGAAGGCCTGTTGGCGCTGAACTGATAGCAGCAATTATTCCGCAAATGGAAGGCAACAACCATGAATAAAGCTCTGGAATTTATCGATAAGGTCGCCCCGTACCATGACCGAACCGGCTGCGATGACACAAACCCGGGCTCCGAAGCTCGTTTCGCACCAGACGACTTCGGCGGCTGCTATCGCTGCACGATCATGCGCGCCGTTGAACTGGCCGTCGAGGTGGAACGCGCTGCTATCGCCATGAGTGCAGCGAAGGAGCCGAAATGATTAGCCGAAACGAGCGCGAAGGCAGATATGTCGGCAAAGCGGATGGCCGACACAAGCGCCTGCATGCGAAGGGAACCATCCCGGAGCGTAGCTACTACTCCGGTGGCGACTGCGAGAACTGCGGTGGTGATCGTGTTGATGGTTACTGCGCCGATTCTGGCCGCGCCAATCACTCTGAATATGGCGAGTATTACTACTACGAAGTAGACACTATTTGCCGAGACTGCGGACACAAGAGCGGCTTCAGTGACAGCAGCATCTAACCACCCGCCTCCCACACAGAGGCGGATAAAGGAGAGCGAATTGAGTGAGCAACGCAAGAAATTTGAAGCATGGGCGAAAAGCCATGGTTACTGCATAGATATGAAGGGCAATAAAAATGCATACCCATTTGCGAATACTCAATGCGCATGGGAAATCTGGCAAGCGGCCGTCGCTACGATGCCCGTATAACAAAGGGGAAAACATGCACTTTGATTTTTTCAAGCAGCGTTCGGAAGGCAACATCAGCACTGGCGATGAAATTGCCGTCTTTGCCGACAAAGACGACTTCATGGAATCCGGTCGCTACACCATTGCAAAGCTGCAAGCCGACGATGAGGGAGTCCTCTACGCCACGCTGGTCGGCATGGGCCCGTTGGAGGGGCACATCGCCCAGATCGACATCGGCTTGCACGGCGAACCGGCCTAACCGCCCACACCCACCAGGAATAATATGAACACTCAAGACTTGCAGAAACTGAAGAAACTCGCAGAGAGGGCAACGCCGGGACAATGGGTATCTGAGCATCATCAGGTATCAACGGAAAATGGCAGCGCTATTGCACATGTCGCCTGCACTCGTGGCAAATATGAGCTTGAGCACGCCAATCGGGACTACATCGCCGCCGCCAACCCTGCCGCCATCCTTGAACTGATCGCCATCGCCGAGCGCACCTCTTCCGCAGGCTCTGCTGTGGTGATGAGCGAACAGAAGCTAGACGATATCGCGCGCTCTTACTTCGCTGAAGATTGGGCTCAGAAGAAGCTAAAAGATGCGATCAATGAAGCGCTGCGTGATGTCGGTGCGCTTCAAACTGATCATCGCAAGACCCTTGAGCAGATTGCTGGATGGATGAATAGCAGCGCGCGGATCGTCCAGAACGGTCCCGATGATTTTGGCTACCCTACCGAGTTCGACTATCAACTTGCGCAGGCAGCCTCCGAAATAACCGCCATCTTGGCTGCTGCCTCTCCTGTAGCAGTGGAGGAAGCAGTGGCGTGGCGCGTGGGCGAGTTTTGGTCTTCGTCTAATCCCTTTGAGAAAGTCCTGATGCTAGCGTCCGATGAGCGCACAGTGAAATTGTGGCAGCACCGCATGGACTTCATCCGCTGGGTATCTCCTTCCGCTGCCGCAGCACAGCCAGCACCTACCACTGCGCAGCAGCCGATTTATCAAGTGGCATCGCGGGACCGGCAGGTTTGGAACGACGTGAGCCGGTTCGTCTACGACACTTTTGAGGATCGCTCCCGAGTACGCGTCCTCTATGCCGCAGCCCAAGCACCAGCACAGACAGCAGCCGTACAGGCGAAGAGCCAAGCATCGCAGCTATATCAAATTAAGCTGCCAAACGCACCAAAATCGGCATGGTTCGACGCCAGCGAAGAAGCCTATCACCTGACTTCTGAACCTAACCGGCGCATCCTGAATGATACGGCGAGTCGGAATGTGATCCTGGAAGAAGCAGCGCAAGCCTGTGAAGTATGGGGCAATGCGAAGGTCGCCAAGTGGGGTGATGATCCCGAGATGGGCGAGGACGCCAAGGCCCGCGCGTGGGATGGCTTGCAATGCGCCGCCGCGATCCGTGCGCTGAAGTCCGCTGCCATGTCCTCTGAAGGGGGAGCGAATGGCTAAGCCTCTCGCAGGAAAGCGCGCATTCGAGGCCATGGGACGCAGCGCGCGCAGTCGCGGCCTCGGTGTAAGCGATGGTCGCTCGAAGCGCCTATCGTGGCCGCAATGGGCGCGCAGTGCCTATTCCGCCGGCTGGATCATGCAATGCCCGAAATTTCGCGGCGAAGCTCAATAGCCGCCCCACCCCACTCGGAGAGAGATGATGCCAAGCACATATGAAAGCGGCTACTACCGCAACACCAAGCTGTGGCTCCAATGCCGTCGTGACGTTGAGAGCGCGATGGTTGCTGAAGGCTGGTCGCGCCACGCCCGAAAATTCCATCAAGTTTCGATGCGCCGTGCCGTGCGCGCTTACAGGGAGACAGCATGAACGATACGACTAAACCCGCTGCCGATTGGCAGCCAGTCACCCGCGCCGGCCAGGTGAAGGTGGGCGACAAGTTGCGCTTCTGGATTGGCGACACCGGCTATGCGGAAACCGCCAGTCAGATCCTTCACGCTGGCACCGACGCCGAAGAGGTGATATACAACAAGCGCAGCAACTACTACTTCATCACGTCAATGGTCATCAAAGGACGCAGCAACCACAAGCGCGTAGAAGTCCTGGCCGCCTCTGAAACACCGAAGGCAATCAGCACAAGTAAGCTCGACTCAACCAACGACGACATGACGTTTGAATTCACGCTCGACACCATCGTCCGAAGCCTTCAGCACGATGACGAACGGCAGGAATTCTGGCGTGCCGAGCTGGATGAATATGTGCGCGTATCCTGCAACGTCGCTTTGGCTGAAGCTGCGAAGGCAAGCGCAGTACCGGAAGCGCCAGAACCTAATCACCCGCTGACCACCTTGCTGACAGCAAGCGGTGCGCGGCGGCATGTCCGATGCTGGGATGGCAGCGGCGAGCCATTCGACGCATACGACAAGGATATTGCCGACCGCGTAGTGCACAACCTGAATGCCGAAATTTACCGGCTGGAAGCACGCGTTGAGGCGCTTGGCGGCTGCAACATGTGCGGCGACAACGGCACGGTAGGCTTCCCGCCTGATGACTACTACCCATGCCCCAAGTGCACCCCTCCCGCCGCTGCACCACAAGCAGAGGAAGTGCCAGCCGTGCCGACCGTCGATGAATTTCTGGCGCGTTTGCTCCCGCCACCAGGTTACGAAGGCCACAAGGTCATAGCGCGGGACGGCAAGCTGATGTTCTGCTTGCCGGGTGACGTGCTGCCCACAGATGGCCTGTGTTTCTATGACGGGGATATGCGAGCCGTTGCCGCCCCTGAGCACGTACAGCCAAGCATCGATTTCACCAAACTCGCCAATGACCAGGATGTGAACTACTGGAAAGCCAAATTCACCGCCGCTGAAGAGAAGCTTGCCAGCATACGGGCAGCGTTGGGCGATGAGAAAGGAGGCAAAGATTGAGTTGCCAGCAGTGCGTGTCCATGAAAGCCGAACTTGACGAAGCCAAAAATCAAATTAAGTTACTGGGAGAGATGTTGAAATTGGCCGACGCGTTGCGAAACCGCAACAATGAACAGAAGGAGACAGGTCATGAACATGAGCGAACAAAAGGAACTTAATCTGGATGACAGCGAGTGCGTGTTGCGCGCCGCTGCCAAATGGGACAGAAGCCACGTGGACGGCAGAGTAGTGATGCTGGCCGGCGTGGAGATCGTCAGCTTCTGCCGCCATAACTTCGGGCGCAGCAAACATCTTGGTCGCCGCCGGGAAGACCAAGATGTATGCGATCTGCTCGCCACAGTGCAGGCCGAGAACGAGCGGCTCAAGAAAGAGATTGTCGTGCTGCAAAACTACATCAGCGGTGCGACACAGTTCTAAGCAGTTCCGCTACAATCGGGCTTCCTCCAAGTGGTAAAGCAGGCGCCGCGCTCCAGCAATGGACGCGGCGTTTTGTTTTCCTGTCGTCACAATCGATAACTGGTGGTATATGGCGCGTAAAATGTTGGCAACACTTCTTAACCTTCGCGCAAAGGGAGATTGCCATGACGAGCGCCAGCACCAGCACCGCCAACTTCAAATTCGGCACGTTGACCAGTGGCACGCCTTTCGTCATCGGCGCGGCCGATCTGACACTGCCGGCCACTATGACCCTGACCAGCGCAGCCGGTGGGCGTCTGATAGAACTGTCGACCGATGGCGTCAACTTCTACACGCCGACTTATGACGCCACCACCGCCAACATGGTGAATGTCAGCATCCGCTCGCCGATCCGCGTGATCCGCATCACCGGGGCCAATGCGGATACCTGGAACCTGCGTTAGCGACTTGGGAGGCGGCCATGACCTACCCAACGGATGTTTCCATCGGATGGGGCACCTACATCTCCCGCAACAAATTCCCCAATCTGTACCGCCGCTCCAGCGGCATTGGCTTTAACGGCGCACTTGGCACGCCCACGGTGACAGCGCCAGTGAGCTGCTTCGGCGGCACGGGGTTATATCCATTCCCCACCACGCCGACCCAGATGCAGCTGCGCAGCACCAGCGCGAATGATTCCGCAGCAGGCACCGGCATGCGCACCCTGCAACTGGCGCCGATTGATGGCAACTACGCTGAGCTGACGCCAAACGTCTTCACCCTGAACGGTACCACTCCGGTCCCGATTGGCACCGCGCTGCTGGGCAACAACGGCATGCGCGGGCTGACGGCCGGGTCCGTAGGCACCAACGTCGGCAACATCATTCTGGAGAACCTGGCGGGGACCGTCACCTACGGCATCATCCTGGCGGGCTGCGGCGTGGCCTACCATGCTCCCCACGTGGTGCCGGCCGGCTTCACGCTGATCATCCCGCAGCTGTTCATCAACGTGGGCAGTGCGGGTGGTGGCTCGGCCCAGTTTGCGCAGATGCGCACCTGGTTCGCCTTCTTCAACGCAGCCGGAGCATGCGGCTTCATGCCGCTCATCATCGGCAACACGAACGGGACCCCCTATCCGCACATGGCCGATCCGCCCATCACCATCCCGGAAAAGTCCTTGTTCGACCTGCGCATCACGGATGCCTCCGGCAGCAACCCGACTTGCACGGCTGCGTGGAACGGCTTTTACGAGAAAACATGAAGGAGATCGACTATGTGGCCGCTTTACACCGTCACCGCTCTGGCAACTGCTTCCGCCACGTATGATGCGCCCAATATCGTCGGCGGCACGCAGACCACCACCACCATTTCGGTGCCCGGCGCTGCGCTTGGGGACTTCGCTGCGGCATCCTTCAGCCTATCGCTGCAAGGCATCACGATGACGGCTTACGTGAGCGCCACCGATACGGTGACCGTGGTGCTGTACAACGGCAGCGGCGCCGACATCAACCTGGCGTCAGGCACGCTGCGCGCCAAAGTATTCAAACAATAAGGAGAAGACCATGAAACGGATTCTCGCAGGGCTGCTGCTGGCGCTGGCCGGTGCAGCTATCGCCCAGAGCACCACGCCTACTGCCGACTCGATGGAGTTCAAGCAGCGCAATCCCGCCAACAACGGCACCATCACATATTACGTCGTGCCCGACGGCGCGGTCGACCAGCTGGTCACCTATAACGGCACCAACAACGGTCCGGAATACAGCAAGCTCGGCACCGGACTGTCGCGTAGTGGGACCACCCTGAACGTGGCCGTCAGCGCGGCGCAGATCAGCGGCACCACCAGCACCGGGCAGGCGCTGATGACGGCAGCGGACGGCTCCGCTGCGCGCTCTGCCATCGGTGCAGGTACCAGCAACTTCAGCGGCTCTTATGTCGATCTGATCGGCCTGCCAACGCTGTTCGACGGCATGTACACCAGCCTGACCGGCATTCCGTCCACCTTCATGCCATCGGCGCATACGCACCTGGCAGCGGATATCAGCAATAGCACGACCACTGGGCGCAGCCTGGTGACTGCCAGCGATGCCGCAGTCGCGCGCACAGCGATCGGCGCCGGGACGGGCAATGGCACCGTCACCAGCATCACGGCAGGCACTGGCCTATCTGGCGGCACGATCACCGGCAGCGGCACCATCAGCCTACCCAGCACCGGTACGGCAGGCACCTATAGCGGCTTGACCACGGATGCGCAGGGCCGCGTCACGGCTGGCACCACGCGCAGTTTCAGCTACAGCACGCGCAGCCTGAATACCTGCTTCCAGATCAGCAGCACGCGCGACGCCTTCGTGACCTACGCGGTGGATATTTCGACTGCCTTGACACTGAGCGGTGGCCAGACCGGCACCGTCTACCTGCGCACCTATACGAACAACACGTGCACGACCGGCGCGCAAGAGCTGGCGCGCTTCGTGAATGGCAACACGGGCACGCTCACCATTGGCCTGGCGATTACCCAGAACGCTACTGGCACCCTGACAGGCATTGCGCCGGCCGGCACATGGGTGCAGCTGGTGACGGAAAATACAACAGGGACGCCGACATTTACCGCGCGCCCCTCACAGGAAGTGTTGCTGTAGTACACTGTAATTCCCTCCCCGGCTTTCCCAACGAGCCACCCCAAATAGCCGCATCGCGAAAGCCTTGCGGCTATTTCTTTGCTAACATATTCCAAGTTAGAAATTTCACAGGAGAACAGCATGCAAACCGATGAACTGTACGGCGATGGCGATACCGGCAACAGCCCGGACATGAGCGGTGACGAGGAAGAAGGCGGCTACTGCATCAAGATTTACGTCGACGCCAACAACCAGGCCAAGTCCGTCTGCATCGAGATGGAGAATGGCGAAGAAGAAGGCATCGAAGAAGAGGGCCAGATGGGCGCCGCTGGTGAGGCTGAAGGCGAGGATGAGGAATCCGAGGAAACCAAGATTCCCGTGAACTCGTTTGAGCAGGCCATGCACCTTGCCATGCAGGCGTATAAGAACAATGGCCAGCTGCCGATGCAGGGCGACCAGGGTATGGACCAGGGTTCGGCCATGGACGACATGATGCAGGGCTATGGTTCCGGCAGCCTGCGCAGCCAGCAGCGCGGCATGGGCATCGGAAAGGTCTTCAAATGAACCTTAGCCAGTTCAAAGACGACGACGGCGTGACGGTGGCATGGCGCTACTTCCACGATGAGGCTACGCGCCAGCAGGCGGTGCGCGAGCTGCTGCCGCTGGCCGACAATAAGGAAATCCGCTGGCACGATGTAAATGCCGTGCGATGTCAAGAGGACCCATTCGGCGAGAAAAATTGTCTCGGTTTCGTCGTACTGATCGACCAGACCGAGCAGCTCGCTGCCTGCGCCGTCCAGCTGCGCGAGCGCGCGGCCACTGCCGAGAACCTGGAAGAGCTGCTGAATGTGGCGCGCATGATGCGCCTCGGCGTGTATCCGTGCAACATCCCGGACTTCGCCAACATCCTAGCCGAAGCGCGCCGCATCTTTGAAGCTCGCTTCACCATCTTTGGCCGGCTGACGCTGACCTACCCACGTGCCATCGTGACCTACGACTTCGACACCCTGCTGATTGACCGCGAGGGCTTGAAGTTCACCCGCGGCGGCATGGTGCAGAGCCACAGCACCGAAGACCTGGCCGAAGTGATCAACATCGCCATCAAGCCGCGCCGGGAGGCAACGTGAATATCGAAAAGATCCCAGTGCGGCCCTTCAATCTTCCAGAGCCAGGAAAGAGCAACAAACGCTTCATGACACTGGACGAGATGGAAAAAGCTGGGTTTGTCATCAGTGGTGCCCCATCTTCCGGCATCGACCCTTTGACCGCATGGCTGAATCACCCCGTCGAAGTCCAGCGCCTGATGGACCAGAAGGTGCTGAACGGCATGCTGGCTGGCATGGAGCAGAAGATGGCAGCCATGCCAGATGACGAGCTGCAGCGCGCGGCCCAGCGCCAGCACATCGACCAGCACAACGCCACCATCGAAGCCGCCAAGGCCCAGAAGAAACAGCTGCGCCAGATCGCCAAACAGGCACGCATGTCTGTCGAAGCGGTCAAGCGCATGGTCAAAACCGTAAGGAGAGCGTGATGCAGATCATGACAATTGAGCAGTACCAGCAGGTCATGCGCGAGCAGCGCATTGATTCCGTGGAACCACTCCGCCGTGAGCGCGCGAGGCAGACGCTTTCGGAGCTGATGCAGGGCTACCGGGCATCGCCAGGCGCGCAGCAGAGCGCCGACTATCCGACCAAGTCCGGCGTGAACTACTGCGCCTCGGACGTGCGCTGAGCCATGTACGCCTACATCCATCCAGACTGCGGCAAGCCAGCGTTTCTGCTGGAAGCGATGCCCGAGCCGTGCTCGCCGAAGACCTCGGCCTATATCCGGCATCTGGATGGATCGCCCATGGAATACGCAGGCGAGGTCAAGTGCGAGTCCTGCGGCGCGCAGATGTGGACCGCTCTCCTGCGCCGCAAGCACATCCAAGAAATCATGGAGCCATGAATGTACGCCTACCTTCACCGCACCTGCGGCGCCCCGGCCTTCCTGATGACCGACAAACCCGTGCCGGGCCAGCGCTTCCTGTCCTCTCCGCTGTTCGATCTCAGCTACGAGCAGCTGCCGCCAGGCTCCGGCCATACCTGCCAATCATGTGGCGAGAGCATGTTCGGGCTGGCAGGCAACGCTGAGAACGTGGTGAATTACATCCGGTGGAAGCAGCAGAACTCAAAAAAACAGGAAACTGAGCAATAATATTGCGCAACGAAGTACCGAAAATGGCCTTAAATGCGATTCGCCCAGCGAGCCGCGAGCAATAAAATTCCAAATGGCCGCGCTAAGGCCCCGCCGAGAGGATGAATCATGGAAACGAAAGACCATATTGAAAAACAATCTGTAAAGAAATCATCTGGGAAGGGCGGCGCGCGTCCTGGTGCCGGCCGCAAGCCTGGCGTCAGGAATAAAAAGACTGCCGCGTTGCTCGATCGCGTACAAGCCGAAGGCCAGACACCGCTGGAATTCCTGCTGGACCAGATGCGCAACATCAACAATCCGCGCGACATCCGGATTGATGCCGCCAAGGCTGCCGCTCCTTATGTGCACGCTAAGCTGGCCAACATCGAGATGACCGCGAATGTGACGACGCACGAAGCCACGCTGGAAGACCTGAAATGACGCGCGAGGAAGAGCTGGCGATCCGGCAGAAGCTGAAAGATGACTTCATCAAGTACGCCGAGAAGTGCCTGAAGATCCGCACCAAGTCCGGCGCCGTGGTGCCGTTCAAGATGAATATTGCGCAGATGCACATCCATGCTTGCCTGGAAGATCAGCTGGCACGCACTGGCAAGGTCAGGGCGCTGATCCTGAAAGGGAGGCAACAGGGCTGCTCCACCTATGTCGAGGGCCGCTATTACCACAAGGTGACGCACCGCAAAGGCGTTCGCGCCTTCATCCTGACGCACGGCGATGAGGCGACGAACAACCTGTTCGAGCTGGCGACGCGCTACCACGAGAACTGCCCGGCGCCAGTACGGCCGCACACCAGCTACGCCAATGCCAAGGAACTGCACTTCGACCGCCTGGATTCTGGCTACAAAGTCGGGACGGCAGGTAATAAGGGCGTCGGCCGCGGTTCCACCATCCAGTATTTCCATGGCTCAGAGGTGGCGTTCTGGCCAAATGCAGAGCACCACGCTGCCGGCATTCTCCAGGCTGTGCCCGATGAGGAAGGCACCGAGGTTATCAAGGAATCGACCGCCAATGGCCTGGGCAACTACTTCCACAAGGAGTGGCAGATGGCCGAAGCTGGCCAGTCAGACTACATCGCCATCTTCGTGCCCTGGTACTGGCAGGAGGAATACAGCCGCGAAGTGGATGCTGACTTCGCGCTAACCTCAGAAGAAGAGCAATACCGCGATTGCTACGAATTGACGCTGGGCCAGATGGCCTGGCGCCGCGCACGCATCGCTGAACTGGGCGACCTGCTGTTCAAGCAGGAATACCCAGCTACAGCGGCCGAAGCCTTCCAGATGTCAGGCCACGATCCATTCATTCCGGCGCAGATCGTCATGGACGCACGCAGCGCCAAGGCGGAAGGCATCGGAGCCAAGAAGCTGGGTGTGGACCCGGCCCGCTTCGGTGATGACCGCTCATCCATTACATTCAGGCAAGGCCGCAAGGTGCACTGGATTCGCAGCTATAGCAAGAAGAACACTATGGAGTTGGCCGGCATCGTGCGCATGGTGATCAAGGAAGTGGGCGCCGACCAGTGCGCGATCGACGTGGGCGGTCTTGGTGCGGGCGTCTATGACCGTCTGGAAGAACTGGTGCCGGAATCGGAATGCCAGCTGGTCCAGGTCAACAGCGCATCGGCGCCGATCGATGAGGTCAAGTACAAGAACAAGCGTGCTGAGATGTGGGGGGAGACAAAGTTATGGCTGGAGCAGCAGCCGGCCGACATCCCGGACAGCGACGAACTCCAAGCTGATCTTACCCAGATCAAGTACAAATACGACAGCAGCAACCGCCTGCAGATGGAGTCGAAAGAGGACATGAAGAAGCGCGGCCTGCGCTCGCCCGACCAGGCTGATTCTCTGGGCCTTACCTTCGCCGAGCCATTCAAGCCGAAAGTCCAGCGCAAGTCGAAATCTGTCAAGCGTGCAATTCTTGACCGTGGCATGGGGTACTAAGTTGCAAGATTGGTGCAAAGGAACAACCGCAGCGTTATAATCCGCACAGTTTCTAGGTAACAATTTTCACATTTCGCATTGTCCAGAAGGATTGCTCCGGCAAGCGGGTTTCACTCCCGCCGATGCATCTAAATGAGGCTGGCATGGAAGACTTGCAGGGCGAGCTGAACGCCTACGTCATTGCACAACCTGACCCAGAGGAAGAGCGCCGCCTCCAGATCCTCAATGCCTTGGCGTCGACGCTGGCAGGCAAACGCCGCGATGCCGTGGGTGCACGCGCAACAATTGGCGTAGAGCAAGATTGGCAAGGCGATTTAGAATTCTACGAGGGATATGACGACGCCAACCGCCACGAGTACGTAACCATCGCCGCCAAGCCGATGCAGGGCGGCGGCAACATTGATGAACGCCGCGTTCCGGTAACCGGCTCCACTGTCTTCCCCAACATCACCCAGCCTTACGTCGACGCCGCTGCTGCGCGTGTGGGCGACATGCTGCTGCCGACGGATGACCGCAACTTCGCCATCCAGCCGACGCCGATCCCGGATATGTTCGAAAGCCTGGAGGCACAACTGGCCAAGGCCGGGCTGGTAGCCAAGCCACTCGCACAGGCAGCGCAGCAGATGGCGCAGGGTGCACCGGATCAGAATGCGCAAGCCGCACAGCCAGGTCAGCCACCGCAGCAGCCGGGCATGATGCAGCGCCTTGGCAACATGCTGGGCATGGGACAGCCACAGGCACCGCAACAACCTGCGGCACCAGCCGGGCAGCCGGCATCTGGCCAGCCAGCGCAGCCTCCAGCACCACCTGAACCACAGGTCGAATACGAAGGCGTGGTCATGTCGCTGTCGCAGGCCAAGCAGCGCTTCGACACCATGAAGGATGAGGCCGCGCGCAAGGCTGGCCGTGCCCAGACCCAGATCGAAGACTGGATGGACGAGTGCCAGTACCACGCCGAGATGCGCAAGGTGATCGACGACGCCGCCAAGCTGGGCAGCGGCGTGATCAAAGGCCCGGTGCCAGTCAAGCGCCGCTCCTGCGAATGGCGCCAAGACCCGCAGACTGGCGTGCACCAGCTAATCATCGTGGAAGAAATCAAACCCGCG